TCTTACATAGTCATAACGATTGATGTAGAGGGTTCTCATGTCCTTAATGCCTTCCTCAAACTTTTGCAAGTGCAGGGTAGCATCCTGAGTGTTGCCACGGAAGGTGTACGCGTAGTACATAGCACCATCTACAATAACAGAGCGAAACTGTTCTGGCAGTGTGGGCACATCTGTGGCGTTAGTTAGATCGACTGAAACTCTGTAGTATTCGTACACCAACTCATATGCGTTGTCCGGTGCGGGATGAACCCCAAATTTCTGGTCGGGAGTTCTGAACACTCTCTGAGGAAGGCTCCTGATGGAGGTGTTCGTAGTGTTATACTCATCATCTACATAGTTTTCTAGGTAGTCTTCGTAAGAGATGATACGGAGCTTCTGGGTAGTGTTATTGAAAGTATCGTTACGCTTAACCCTGAAGGTGTCAAAGTCAATCGTCTTTGTGTCGCTGGGGTATGCGTATCTGATTGTACCGGGAGTCAGGGTTACCTCTTGCAACACGTGGTTGAAGGGCCACTCAAACTGACTCTGACCAATGTACTGAATGGCAGAGTTAATGGAGTCTTTAGCAGAAGAATAGAAGCCAACAGCAGAAGCAAAGTTGCTGGATGTCAACTCTACTTCATTGAGCCTACGATTTACATCATTCACAAGGCCAAGAAAATTGTAAGCTGACACGTTGCCTATCCTTTACAGATAAAAGTGAAGGGTGCCCCCTAGAGGACACCCTAATGTTTTAATTATGCGAGAGTGTCGCGGTCAACTTCTGCAGCGATCTTACGTGCATCAATGTCCATCAGAACTGCGAACACACGAACAACACCCGAGGTCGGGGCAGTCGTAGCGGTAGCAATCGTCAGGTCAATGGTGTCAGCAGTACCACCAACCACGAGGGGCTGGAAGGCAGCAGCGTTCTGAGCATAAGCGCCAGCAGCAGCAGCGTCAAGGTCGAAACCGTCAACGAAAACGTCAGCATCCACACCAGTGCCGAGGTCCAGAGTGTTGTCATTCGACTCACCACCAGCAGCGGTGATAACCTCGAAGCCAGCATTCAGGATCATGGTATTGGTGGGAACCGAGATAGCTTCGATAACGTCAGCAGCAGCCAGAGCCGAGCCTTTAGCAGTAGCAGCAGCAGCGAAGTCAACCAAGACTTCTTTGAAGTAGGGCATACGCCCAGCGGTGAAGCCATCAACAGACCCGCCCGCAAGAGTGGTAACAGTAGCCATTTAAGTGTCCTTTCCTATGGCGGTTAAGGGTACCCCACAGAGGGATACCCTAGGGTCTATATTAGGCGAGGTTGTAACGAGCAACCGTCAGAGCTTCCGGGCGCAGAATCTTACGACCGTACAGGTGCATACCACGCACGATGTCAGCGAACGAGTCCGGGTCACGGTAGGTTTCGGTCTTGTTGATCTGCTCAGCGGTAGCCACAGCCGAGTCATGACCAGCAACGATCACACCGTAGTTCGTGGACTGTGCGCTGGAGTTACCCACGAAGGACGAACCAGTACCGACTTGCGGCAGGTTGTTCGACACGTAGACGCGGAAACCGTTCCAGTTCGTCAGAACCAGACCGTTACGCAGAGCACCCGACTCGCCCTGATCTGCATTCAGGAAGCGCGAATCTTCGTCCATCAGGACTTCCATCATCACGGGGTCAATCACCAACCAACGGCCAGTCTTGTCCACATTCTGCTGGTCGAGCAGACGGCCCATGCGGTTAATCAGCATGACGGGCGAGACGTGAGTGGTCGGGAGGGCACTAGCACCCGGAAGACGAGCAGCAACCGGGATCGAGTCCCCAACGCTACCAGCCGTGGTGATGTTGCCAAACGAGGGGCGCGAGAGCTTCATCGAAGTCAGCAGTTCGTCCGAGCCAGCCGTGGTGATAGCTTTGGTGCCATTCACAACGTCATTCACGGTACCAGCGTTGGTGTGCAGAGCGGCCTGCTTGTAGCCCGACAGGTAGCCCAGAACTTCTTGGTCATGCTGGTCAGCCAAGCGGTAAGCCGCACGGTTGGTAGCAAGGTCCATGAAGTTGACGTGCGAGTGAGCTTCTTCGATGTCATCAACTTTGAAGGCGAAGTAGTTGGCCTTGTCGATAACCAGCGAGAAGTCTTCGTCGTCGAGGTCTTGAGCTTGAATCTGGGTGCCACGTGCATAGGCCGAGACCGAGATTTCCGGTTCTTTGATGATACGGACGGTATCACCCTGAGCCGAGATTTCACCGAAGTAATCCGAGTTAGTGATGTCACCAACCACAGTTGCTTTACGGAGAGCGAGTTGAACTTTCTTCGAGTAGATGACCGAAGAGAAGTTACCGTTGGGCAGGTTCGACCAGCCAGCAGCAGTTTGGAAAGCCATGAGAAAATCCTCCTATGATATTTGGCTTTGATTAGAAGCAAAACATCTCTATAAGAGGCTGACGGGTTTCTAGGGTGCATCGTCTATGAACTATAAGGATCAGTTATGGTTCAAAGAATATGGGCCTGTACTTAGTCAGGTAAGTCTTACTTGATGGTTAAGCTTTAAGGGAAAACAAATAGCCATGGGTGTCACTGAGAGGCCACAGCTATTTGATGGTAGTTATATGAAGAAGTCCTTACTTGTCAAGAACTATCTTGCACCGCCAGAGAGATCGTACACAAAATTACCCTTGCGGATAGCTTCCATGATCTTGTTCTCGTTCTTGGCGTATTCATCCATGTTCATCTTAGCAACACGGGATTCGTAAATCTTCTCACCGTCCTTATCGAAGTCCACATTGGCTTTGGTCTTGGTCGGAACGAGAGATGCAGCTTCTTTGTTCTTTGCCTTGAGAGCCGAGGGGGTCAAACCCTTATCGACTTTGTATAGGTCAAGAACACGGATCACTGCACGGGCATCTTCTTCGTTCTCATAGAGAGCATCCTGAACCCACTTAGGTTGTTCTTCTGCCCAATTGTGGAACTCGTCAGACTTACGGAGAGCATCAAAGTCGGAGTGAGACACTCGGATAGCATCAAGGGCCTTGTTCCGCACAGCCTCAACAGACATCTTCTCGTATTCATCAAACTTGTTTTTGTACTGAGAGAGCTTTTCTTCTGCTTTCTTAGTTGCAATCGTCTCAACAATAGAGGCAACATCAGGGTACTTTCTTGCCCAAGCTGCAATATCCTCATCAGACTTAGGGGGCAGAATACGGGCACTGGGTGACACAGAGTTCTTCAACTCCTCAAACTTTGTCTCCCACTCTTTTTCTTTCTCAGAGAGGTGTCTACGCAGATCACCATAGCGTTTCTTAAAAGACTTCTCTTCCGGGTCGTTAGGTTCAGGCTCAGCCTCTTGGGTCTTAACCTCTACTTCTTCCTTAGGCTCTTCTTCTGGGGCCTTTGTTTTATTAATAAGCTCTTCAAGTTCTTTTTCTTCAGCTTCGATACGTTTACGGTTACGGCTGCTGAAAGAGGAATCAACGTAGACTTTAGTTACAGACATTCTTTATCCTTTATGTTGGGGCCAGCCTTGGCTGGGTAGCCTTATTGTTTGTATAGCACAGTCTTGGTTAGGAGGCAAGACCTTTTTTGTTACGGGAAGTTTTTTGGGGCTTGCTAATCAAACCACCCTCTGCACGACGGGTTGCATTTGACCCGCCTGAAGTACCTTGCTGATCCCTATCTGATCTTCCCGGAGAAGTTCCTGCTGAAGTGCCTGAAGTACCTTGCTGATCCCTATCTGATCTTCCCAGAGAAGTTCCAGTGCCTAAAGTGCCTGAAGTACCCTGTTGGTCTCTTCCCCCTGATCTGGTTACGCCACCACTAGGATCAGTATCACCGGGGATATTACGTTGCGGATCAGAGGTTGTGCCAGAAGGTTTACCTGCCAGACCTGTGCTGGGGGCTGTTGAAGTTGCTTTTGCAAGATCAGCATAATTATTGACTGCAGCGCCCTTTTTATTACCCGTAGCAAGAAAACCAGCGTCTGCCAGAAGACCTACAACAGGCGAGCTTATTGAGCTTGAAAGTGCATCAATGCGAGACTGCAAATCTTGTTTTTGGGCTGCATCTGTAACAAAGCCAAGCGCAGCATTAGCATCAGAAAGAGCTTCCATTTTTTGAATATCACCAATGATACCCTGAGAGAAAATACGACCAATTCCTGTAGCTTGCTTAGACACCTCACTGATAGCATTT